GACAGTGGCTGCGAACATCGACAACGACGTCATCGAGCCTGCCGTCAGCGCGCTGTACGATATGGTCATGCTTACCGACCAGACCGGCATGCTCCGAGGCGACGAGAACATTGTGGTCCTCGGAGTCAATGTGGCGATGCAACGCGAGACACAGCGGCAGCGGCAGCTAGAGTTCCTGCAGATCACCGCCAACCCGATCGACAGCCAGATCATGGGGGTGCGTGGCCGCGCCAACGTGCTCAGGGAAGTGTCGAACGGCATCGGCATGCCAGGCGAGGACATCGTGCCGCCCGACGAGGAGATCAAGGCGCAGATGGGTGGCGGGCCTTCCGGGCCTGGCGGGCCGCCCCCCGGAGGCGGCCCTGCGGCGCCTGGCGGACCGCCTGGTGCACCGCCTGGCGCTCCGCAGGGTCCGCAGACCAACGTGGTTGGCTCGACGCCGGGAGCCGGACCAGGTACACCCCCCAATCCGGCCCAGGGACCAGCATAGGAGAACGCCATGCCGTCCAAGACCTCGAAGTCCAAGCCTGCCGGCAAACAGAAAATCCAGGCTGGCCCGTCCGGAAAGATGCACAAATTCTCCGGTGTCGGCGCGCAGGCCCCCGGCGTTAGCGCGACCACCAAGCATTCCGGCAAGGGCGCTGCCTTCCCGTCTGGCGGGCCGAGCGGCAAGATGCAGAAATTTTCCGCGGTGAAGGCGCAGAAACCTGGCCGGTCGAGCCAGAGCTGACCCATGGCCCGTGCACCCAGAGCCTCGGTCTCGAAGACCTCGGGCCAGGGAATTTCCCGGCTTGCCTACCAGAAGGGCTACGCCATGAAGGGCGGCGCCTCCTCGGGTCTGTCTTCGAAATTCTCCAAGGGCGAACAGCGCGACTATTCGAAGAAGGGCGGCAAGGCCAGGCCGATCGACGCCGAGGGGATCAACATCTCCTACGGCGGCACCTATGAGCCGACCGATCTCGGCGACATCGAGGCGCTCGGCGAGCGCCAGGTGCCGAAGACCAAGGTCGGATTGCAGCACCAGGGGTCGAAGAAGTGGCGAAAGTAGGCAAGAAGTCGCGCCAGTTGCCGAAACGCGGCGGTCTCAATGACCTCGGTAAGTCCGGCCGCACCATTGGCGATTACGCCAAGGCGACGCCAATTGTACCCACTGAGCCGAACCCGGCCGAGATCAGAATCCTGTCGGCCCCGAAAGGCAGACGCTGATGGTCGCCAATACCCGGCTGGTCTATGCCGCCATGCGGCTGCGAGGCGAGGCGCCGGAGGCCTGGGACGAGATGGTGGCGGCAGTGCGCGAATACGCCGCCGCGACGACCTCCGAGATGGTCAAATGCCCGGTCGAGCTGCTGATGCGGGCGCAAGGCATGTCGCTCGCCGCCAATGATCTCGCCACGACGTTCATGAACGCCCCGAAACTTTACGAGAAGATGCGCACCAATGGCTAAGAAACCAGAAGCGACACCGGTCGACTACACGCCGAAGCCGCCAAGACAGGTCCAGGATCAGATCGCCGAAGCTGAAAAAGTGCGCGAACAGATGGCGATCCCGACAGATTCCCCGCCGCCAGAGGAAGCGCCTCCGACGACGGAGACTCCTCCTCAGCCGGAGGGGGTCACGGCGGAAGCTCCCCTCACTGCTCAACCGCCGCAGCCGGCTGGGGAGGAGCAGAGCTGGGAGCAGCGGGCACGCTCGGCACAGGGGCGTTACGAGACGCTGCTGAGGAACTACCAGCAGCAGGGCGAGCGCATCAACGAGCTGGAGAAGCTGGTCTCGACGATGCGCATCAAGGGCGCCGAAGAGGAGCGCCCGGACGCCGCGGTGCCGAAGGTGCGGCCGAAATTCGTCACCCCGGAAGAAGCGACGGAGTATGGCGACGAGCTGCTGACGGTGATCGGCAAGCGCGCCAAGGAGGAATATGCGCCGGAGTTCGAGGAGCTGGCGGAGCGTCTGAAGCGCCTGGAGGGACGTGTTGACGGGGTCGGCACGGTGATCGAGAAAACCCAGGTCAACGACGTTTATTCGAGCCTTAACAGTACCATACCGGAGTGGAAGCAGGTCAACCGGTCGGACGAATTCAAGGCGTGGCTGGCGCTGCCCGACCCGTATTCCGGCCGCATCCGGCACGACATGCTGCAGGAAGCCTTCTCTAGACACGAAGGAAATCGGGTCGTATCGTTTTTCCGGGGATTTTTGACTGAGGCTGTCGGCCTCCCGCCAGATTCCCAGGCAAGCGAGCCGACCCCGTCTAACGGCACCACCGGCAAGCCATCCCTGGAAGATTTCGCGGCACCCGGCAGAGCCAGGTCGGCGCCGCAGAACCTGCCGCCCGATAAGCCCATCTACACAGCCGCCTGGATTGCGAAGTTCACGGCAGACAAGATCGCGGGCAAGTATCGGGGCCGAGAGGCCGACGCGGACGCCATCGAGCAGGACATCTACCGCGCACAGCATGAAGGGCGAATCCAGTAACGCTTCTCTGAGCGAGGTTCGCCATGGCATTTCCTGTAGCAGGTGCGGGGACCACCCCGCCTATCTATCCGACTGGTTCAGCAACACCCACACCAGCCTACTCCGGCACCTTCATCCCGGTGCTGTGGTCGACGAAGCTGATCGAAAAATTCTATGCGTCGACCGTGCTGGCAGCGATCAGCAACACCGACTACGAGGGGGAGATCAAGAACAAGGGCGACAAGGTGATCATTCGGACCAAACCGACGATCACCATCAAGGATTATCGCTCTGACGGTCTCCTGGAAGTCGAACGGCCTTCGTCGAATATCGTCGAATTGCCGATCGACAAAGGCAAGTATTTCAACCTCATCCTTGACGACGTCATGGAGGTCCAGGCGGACCTCAACATGATGAACATGTGGTCGGACGACGCTGCCCAGCAGTTCAAGATCGTCGTCGATACCGAGGTGCTGAAAGGCCTTCTCGGCACCGCCGATACCTGGAACAGGGGTACAACGGCTGGCGCCATTTCCAAGAACGTCAATCTGGGTGTCACCGGAACGCCGCTGCAGGTCGTCGCTCGCAACCCGGCCGGCACTGCTGGCAAGGTTGAGATCGTCGATCTGCTGGTGCGTCTGGGGCAGGTGCTCGACGAGCAGAACATTCCGGAGACCGGCCGCTGGGTCGTGCTGCCGGCGTGGATTTCCTCGCAGATCAAGATGTCAGAACTCCGGGATGCCTCCCTGACCGGCGATTCGGTGTCGATCTTGAGGAACGGCAGACTGGGCATGGTCGATCGTTTCACGATCTACGTGTCCAATCTGCTGCCGTCCGGCACTGCCGCTGGCCTGGCCGCCGGTGAATGGGTGGTCTATGCCGGCACCCAGCATGGGTTGACCTTCGCGTCGCAGATCAACAAGGTCGAGACGCTGCGCTCCGAAATGACATTCGGCACGCTGCTCCGCGGCCTCCAGGTCTATGGCTACAAGGTGCTCGACGGAAAGGCACTGGCACAGGCAATCGTCACGCCGGGGTGAGCCATGGCTGCACTGGAAACTGTAGGGCAGTACATCGAGGAATCGCGACGTCTCCTGCAGGATGAGTATCCGCCGTACCGCTACCCCGATGATGATATGGTGGACGCACTCAATCTCGGCCTGCTGGAGGCGAAGCGGCTCAGGGCCGATCTGTTTTTGCCATTGTTCGAGGTGTCGTGGGTTGACCCCGTCGGCACCATCGACACGGCAGCACCGGTGACGCTTGATCCGATGTACAGGTCGGCCCTGGTCTATTACGTCGTCGGCCGCATGCAGCTGAGGGACGACGAGCCGACCGTTGACAGCCGGGCTGGTGCGTTGCTGCAGAAATTCGCTGCGCAGCTGCTGAGCGTACAGGGGTGAGCGATGGCCGAGACAACCACCTGCAGTCCGATCGATCGCCTGATGCAGACACTGAAGGTGCATGTTCCAGGCGTCACCGATCCGCTGCTGCAGCTGGAAATCTTTAATGTCATCGACGAATTCCTGCGCCGCACTTCGGCCTGGCGTTACCGTACCGACATCACACTGGAGGTGAATGTCGCCGAATATTTTCTGGCGACTCCGGCTGATGCGGAGGTGGTGCGGGCAATGGGCGTCGTTCACAACGGGCTGCCGCTGACCGGTCGGGCGGTTGGCGGCACCGGCTCCGCCTACATCCAGTCGTCGCTGGGTGAATTGCTACCGGAGCAGACCTTCCCCGACGGCGATGCGTCGTACCTGCCGGCGATCAGCGATATCCAACCGACCGGCATGTTCACCTATGCTATCTACCGGCCCAACTACATTTCGGTGGCTGGGCTGCCAGATGTCGAGGCGGTGAAATATCCGCTGCAGGTCGACCTGGCATTGACCATTGCAGCCGGCTGTGTCGAATGTGACTGCGGGGACTGGATGCTGCCCGACTGGATGTATCCGATGTTCTTCCAGGACTGGCTCGATGGCACACTCGGGCGCCTGTACGGCATGCCTGCAAAGCCATGGGCGTCGCCGACCATTGCCGCCTACCATGCCAAGCGGTTTCGCAACAGAATGGCGTTTCGCAAGCAGGAAGCGATCCGCGGCTACGCTTATGGGGTTCCGGGGTGGCGGTTCCCAAGGAGCTGGTAAGTGAACGCTCCTTACGACACCGCCCGCTATAAGTTTGTAACGGCTGGGCTGAACTGGCTGACAACGCAATTGCGTCTGACCGCGTGGGGTGGTGTGCCGCAATTCGTGGCGACCGATACGATGGTCAGCGATTTGACGACGCGCGGCGTGCCTTTGCTCGGTACATCGCAGCCTATCACTGTGACCACGGTCACACCCGACGGCACGGCGCAGACCAATAAGGTGGTCATCCCCAACGTGCCAGTGGGTCCGGATGTGACCCATTTCACCATGGGCGACACGTCCGGCAGACTGATCCTGTTCATCGATCAGGCGTTGGGGCTTCCCTTTGTCACGAATGGTCTCGATATCGTCGTGCAGCCTGATTTTCTACAGCAGCGAGGTTGGTTCAAAGCATGACCGATCCGCTGCTCTCCTATTACGGCCATCCCATTCTTCCTGCTGGATACAACAGCTGGGAAAACGACGGCGACGACATCAATGGCCCCGGCGTAAATGAGCCGGTGTGGCCGTATCTGTTCGACAGCTTCATCCCATTGGAAGTGCTGATCATTACGCCGGAGATGATGGAAATTTTCGATGGCTGCGCTGATTACGTGGTGCCAGGTATGGTCAGGGACATTCCGGTGCCGTCGGAGCCGCAGGTCTACCTGCTGGGAGCGCCACTGG